GTGCGGTTCGTCAACAAATTTCCAGTCGCCACCCCACTCCATCCCGAGCGATTTGCCGAGAACGCCGAGTTCTCGGTAGAGCGGATGCTCTCCTAGGTATTCTCGGCCTTTGAAAATTCCGATGTCGGCAGCGATTCCAAAATTGTGATTGCTGTGACCTGCGGCGGCGTTCGTGACTTTTTTCCCTGGCGATGTTCTCCCCTTTGCATAGAGCGCATCTTGTTCTAGGTAGGATCGAGTGCCGCTGATAATTTTAACATCGCATCCAACCTTTGCGGCGATGCCCTTTGCCGCTCCTAGAAAGGCTCGCATGACCTTCTGCATCGTTGGGTGGAGCGTTGCTAGGTTTATTTCGCTTCGCTCGTCGAAGGTCATTTTTTGAGTCCTTGGATGTCCGGTAATTGGTAGCAGAATGTTCCGAAATCCGTTTTCACGCATACAGACGGATTATTAAATCCAGCGCATGACGTCAGGGATGCCATCGTCGCGCAAGCGAACGACAAAATGATCATCCAGAGCGCAATTTTTTTCGCGCTCATTTTTCTTTGCGAAATACTTCGATGATCCCGATTATTGCCGCAACTGCCGTGCCGATGGCGTCCCATTTCGACGGCTCTAAAGCCAAGCCTAGGACGCCGCCAAGGATTGCGAGGCCGCGAAACGTGGAAGGTTCCTTCAATTTTGCGAGTAGTGTTTTCATGGTTTTTTAGATTTTAGCATTTTATACAACGAAACTGCGCCAATGCAAATTCCGAGGACGAGAGAGAAAATGCGAAGCCACGCCTCAACCTCGGAGAACGAGATTAGGACTGCCATTGCAGGTGCGCTCGTTCCAATGAACGTATGAAAAGCATGGTTGTCCATTAGCTCAATCCGCCTTGCGAAATCAATTCTTCGGTAAGTGTGCATGGTTGCAAAATAATTGTGTTCCGCTCGCCGCCGGTAGTCAGTTCGATCTCAATCTCGGTCGTTACCGATGTTGCATTAAGAAGCAGATCGCGGACGCCGAACGTGTTGAAATCCACGGCGGCGGTCTTGCCTGGTGCTGCGGTCAAGCCGCTTTGCACCTCCAATGTCGGAAGATTGATGAAGCCTTTGTCGCCGCCGAAATTGATGTCGTAGTAACTGTTCTGGACTCCGACGACCGTCGCGTTGCCTGCGCCGATGCTGTCGAGTGCTTGGAGTGCCGTTTGCAACTGCGCGGCGGTCGTGCTGGCGTCGAGCGGATCGGTCTGGCGCAGGACGGTTGTGGCTACGCTACCCGTTGTCACCGTGCCTGTGCCGGTCGTGATCGCGACGGCCCCTGCCGTTACGCCAAGCAAAAATTCGGTCGTCTGAGGAATCGAGCGCACGAAATATTGAAGCCCTGCCGTGTATCCGGTCAACGCCGTGAATCCTGTTAGAACGACAGGCTGTGCGAGCGTCAGCCCGTGGTTGCTCGTTGTAATGAATACGCCGTCGGTGACCGTGCTGGCGATGTCCACGTTGTATGTCGGAACCGTTATGCGAAAACTTCCGAGATACGGAGCGCGTGAAAATGAGACGCGTTGAATTTCGTTGTTGAGAGTCGAGCCTGTAATTGTAGTGGTCACGCTCACCGTCATTGCCGTGCCGAGATCAGTCCATGTCGGCTCGTAGACTGCTGGAGCAAGACGAAGTTGAAGCTCTTGAATCTCGGCGTTGGTGGCGTCTCCTGCAATGCGCTCGTCGATGAGCGCGGTTGTGGTTGGAATTAACCTGGCGAAGTTGCCGGTGATCGCGCCCTGCGTGCCTGCCGAGTTGAACGAGACAACGAAGTTGGTTGCCATCGTGCCGTCTACGCTGACCGATCCTGCGGCGGTGATGGTTGAGAGAGAGTTGAGCGCGGACGAGATCGCGCCTGCGGTCGCGCTGAATCCGATTGCTCCGCTGGTCTGGCCTCCGAAGGAGAGCGTGAATGTGCCGCTGGCTGGAACTCCTGTGCGGCTTCCTACGCCGAATTTCACATCGGTTCCGGTGTAGTCTACCACATCGAACGGACTTGCGATGTTGCCTGTCGCCTCCAAAAAATACAAATTGATCGCGCTGTTGTCGCCCTTCACGAATCGTTGCGTTGTCGCCGGTGCTAGGCTCGTCAAGCTGGTTGCCAAGCGGCGGTTCGTTGTGTCAATAAAAAGATCGCGTGCCATTTAGTTGGTAGGTTTGTCAACAGCTTCCCACTTGCCTATCGGACATCGCTCGGTCGCCATGCGGAGCTTTGCCCAGGTCGAGCATCCGCACTTGCGGCAACGGCCTGTGGAGTTGAGTGCGGTTGCGTCCCATTCGGGACAGGCGCGGCACGTTGCTTCGCGGGTGGCGAGTGCCTCCGGTGGCGTGGTGGCGAAGCCTGCGCGAGCGAAATTAAAAGCGGAGCTTCCGAATTGGGCCAATGTGCGAGCACGAAAATCAATGATATGTTGAGGGATCACGAAAAGACAAAAGTTGGAGGAGTGACATCTGGGCCAAATCCAAAATTTTCCGTATGTGCAGTAAATTCGCCTCCATTTATTGTATACGTGACATCTGCACAGGTTACTGGAAACGGAAGATTGGTTGGACAACATGACTCGGCAGGCCCGCTGGCCATTGTATTCATGAAATTATCACCCCCGAAAGCAAAGCAATTTGTTAATGCCGATAGTGCACAAGTATAAAATGTTCCACTCACATACCAAATGGCTGAAAACCCTCCGCCGCTTGCTGTAAAAAATGTCGGCGAAGCCCCATTACAAGTGCCAGTTGTTGCATTTCTCATCGTTTGCAATAAGTCTCCACTTATAGCCGTATCGCATCCGCAATTCACACAACACGCGCAATTAACAGCGCGAAGGCCAAGGGGCTCGTCTTTTTTGATCTTGATCAGCCCTTCTGGTGTCCGGCCTAGGATCACGGACACTCCTCCGTGGCGATCCAAGTCAACCCGCCCGACACGGCTCCTAGAACATGGGTTCCGCTCTGAGGAACAGGCGGAATCTTGAGCTTGCGTTTTGTAAATCCCTCTTGGCCCGATGTCTCTTGGACTAAAGTAGCATCGATGTCAAGCGTTGCGTAAACGAAATTCTTGTCAAGGTCAGCCGCCTTTATCTGATATGGGTATCCGCCTGCTGACGATTTACCGGCAGACTTAACAAGCTGGCTAAATATATTTGGGACATCATTTTTTGCCATTATTATAGTCCGATGGTTGTCTGTTCAAACCCAGCGGCCGTAACAGATATGATGACCTCTGAAAATTCTCCGTAACTTGTGCTTTCATAGGATTCTGTTCGCCGATATAATTGTCTTTCAAATTGGCCAAAGACACCGATTGCGAGGCGTGTTCCGTCTTCATCGTAGATATATAATTGTGGAGTGTCTGGAGCAGTGACAAATTCACTTTTTCTTGCGGCAAAACGATATGTTGCCACATCAAAAAATCTTATATTATTATACGACTCAAAAAGAGCTCCAGTATTAACATTAAAAGTTCTTACTAAATAAGGGCCAAGGCGTTTATTTAAGTCCACAACGCCAGTCGTATTGACTCTACCGTAAGCGGTCACGGTGCAACTAATGAACCCATTTCCCATGTCTTGGTAGCTCGGCGCGGGGAAAATGTATGCCCCGTCGATGCACGGAGCAGAATCCTCCGTCGGAATCGGATCGCCCTCCCTGAAAGCAAAGTAATCAATCTGGTCGTCTGCCCGACGAATGTAGTCCTGCTGTATCATGCAAAGTCCGCTCCGGAATGTCTGCACAACGCGATTCGGTTGCTTGATCCAGTCTGTTTGCCCGTGGTAAATGTAGCTCATATTATTTAAGCGATTAGTGCTGCGGTGGGTAGTTTCGGTTCAATTTTTTCAACTGCGGTTTTGATCGCTTCGACTGCAGTCTTGATCGCATCTAGCAACCCGTTCACGCCCGACTTCGCGGCCACGTCAACCTCGATGCCGTCCTTCACCGAGTCGCGAATGCCCTTGACGCTTTTTTCAGCATCGAGGGTTGTTGTAAATTTAGAAAACGCGGTTTTTGTGTTTTCCTTCGCTTCAGAACTGTCCATGGCGAGCTTGCCCTTAAAAGGAGACTTATTGATGCTATTCTTGACCTCGTCAATCGCTGATTTGCCCGCTTTTGAGTCGATAGGATTTTGTGACAATTTCATTTTGACCCCGTTCATGTAATCCACTACCGCTTCTATTTGCTCGCTGCCTGTCTGGCCGAGCTTGTCAATGTTGAGTTTTTTAACGATGTCAGGGAAGCTCTTATTTGCTAGATCCGTTCCAAGGATTTGATCCATCGCTTTCAATTCAAGTCGTGCGGCCTTGGCGGTATTGTTCGCTTTTTCGAGAGCCTCAATTTGCTTCATGTTGGCAAGAGTTTGAGCAAAACCTGTCGCCGACTCTAAATTTTCCGACATCGATTTTGCGGCTTTTGCCGATTCAAAAAACAGAGGATTTCCATCCTTGTCGGTCGTTACGATGTTTTGCGAATTTGATGCGGCTTCTGCAATGCGGCTAGCGAAATCAGTCGCTTGTTCTTCATCCATCCCCGCAGCGATTGCCTCTGCGAAATCGTCGGCATACTTCTTTTGCTCCTGTAAAGCCTTGACGCGCTCCGAGTCGCCAGCGGCCTGCGCCTCGGCTAACTCAAGCTGATATTGCAGTTCTGCTTGTTTTCCCTCGTTTAACTTCGCCTGATCTTCTGCTCTTTTTTCGTCGGCTTCCGATGCTTTTGCTTGGCCTTTTTGATACTCGTCAAAGTATTTCCGCGCCTCCTGTTCTGCGGCGGCTTGAGATTTTGTCGTGCCGTCAACAGAGGCTGTCTGCTCACCCTGTGATTTTGTGATGCTTTGCGTGAGTCGATCAATTTCCTGCTGGTGCTTTTCCAGATCGGTAAATAGCGGCGGAACGCCAGCCATGTTTTCCTTGAAGTTTTCTGGTATTTTTGCCATCGACTCGCCTGCCTTTTCGGCTGTCAGTTCCGCATGAATTGGTATTGCATCCAGCGCACGCTCAACCTCTGTCGCTGATGTTTCTGCTTCATATCGGAACGTGTCTGCCATTCCAGATTTACCGATGGCGTCCATGAAATCAGCCATCACCAAATACAATTTTTCAGATATATATCCTGAAATCAAGTTTGCGAAATCTTGGAACAAAGCAACCAACGGCCCGCCTGATGCAAATTGCTCCATTATGAAATCGCCGATTGTCTTAAAAGCCGCGACCATGTTGGTGTAAACGCTGTTTGCGGTCTCTTTAAATTGGAGTTGAATCGCCTCCCCTACGATTTCAAATGCCGTTCCCATGTCTCCAGCATCAATCGCATCAAGTGCCGCTTGGAATCCTTTCATCCCTTCTCCTACGCCTGTGAAAAATTCAGCAAAGTCTTGCCCTATTTTAGCAGCATCAATGCGAGTCAGCGCGGTTGTTAGAGCGTCGAGTGCAGGCTTCACCTTGTCGATAATTCCTGCCGCAAATTCTACGAATTTACCACCGATGACCGTCAAGTTGTCGCTGATTTTGTCGAACTGCGCGGCCCCCGCCTTCATAATATCCGGCAACGATCCGAGTTGAGCCTTTGCCGTCTCAAGCTCGCCATCCATGTTTGCAAATACCTGGTTCAATGCACCGCCAGATTTTCCGAATATCTCCATCGAGACGGCGGCCCTTTCTGCCGGATCTGGGATTCTAGCGATGGCCTTTCCTATTTCGCGGAGTTGCTCGTCTGGCGAAAGGTCTTTAAGTGTTGAAAGCGGAATGCCAAGTTTTGTAAAAGCGTCAGCGGCCTTGCTTGAACCGTCTTCAGCGTCAACGATGGCTTTTTGCATTTTGTTTAGAATCGGCCCGAGAGAGTCAGCCCCGACTCCTGTGTTTTCAAATGCTCGCTCCAGCAGCATGACTTTATCGACAGCAACTCCCGTTCTTTCCGAGAGGTCTGCAAGCCTCCCGCCCATATCTAAAGCGTCTCCGAAGTCCTGCGCGGTCTTCTGAGCGGCTGCAAATGCCGCCTCTATTACCATCGATCCAGCCTTAGCCGCTGCGCCTGCGATACCAGCACCAATAGCAATCTTACCAAATCCAATTTCCCCCTTTTTCCCAGCATCTTCGGCTTTATCGCCAGCCGTTTTCATGTCCTTGCCTAGTTCATCGACCTTTGGTGATGTTGCGGTGGACGAATCTCCGATGGCCTTGATGTTTTTCTCCATGCTTTCAACCTGACCGATGCGCTTCATCGTGCTTTCGAGTTCGGTCATCGAAAGCTCCCCGCTCGATACTTTGCCTTTTAGCTTGGTAAGTTCGTCTTGAACGGCCTTGAGTGTTTTCTCAAGT